GGTAACCCAGGTCCTGAGCGTAAGCCCAATGGTGAGCCTACGCGTCTGCTATTATCATTACAGGCATGGGGCGCTTCTTCAAAAGCTGACGCTAAGAAAAAGGCAGCAGCTATGTCTAAACGACTCGAAGCTAAAAAAGGAAAAAAATAATGGCTCGCAAAGACCCAGTTAAAGCAACTGTTGCCCAGATTAAAGGTGTAGGCGCTAAGCCATACACTGGTCCAGGCGTAACAAAAACTTCTAGAAAAGCAAGTTCTAGAATCATTTCCGCTAATAATCAAGCTATGGGAAAGAAGAAGTAAATGGCTGAAAAGAAAAAGACTGCTAAAAAGCCACCACTAGGTCAGGGCGGACGCTTCAAGAAGATTGAAGAAGAGGCTAAAAAATCTGGTGCCAAGAATCCTGCAGCAGTTGCTGCAGCTGCTGGTATTGCAAAGTACGGCAAAAAGAAAATGGTAAAGCTTGAACAAAAAGGCAAGCGCGACGCCAAGAGAGGCAAATAATAATGGCAATGAAAAAGTGCGGTAAATGCGCTGGCTGCAAGAAGGGCACAATGTGCACCAAGCAGTGGGCAGACTCAAAGGCTGACAAAGCTGCTGACAAGAAGATTATGAAGGGCATGACACCTGCCCAGAAGAAGGCTTTCGAGGCTGGCGACGAGAAGATGGACAAGAAGAAGCCATCTAAGAAGCAGGATGAGAAGATGGACAAGGCTTTAGCCCGCAAGGTCAAAAAGTCTGTTCCGCCTAAAAAGAAGTAGTAATGGCTAAAACCGACAAAGCGCTTAGAAAACTTAAAAAAGATGCTGCTACTGCAGCCCGTGTGTTAAGGTCTGAAGTACCTCAGCAACCTGGGTATAAGGGAGTGGCTACTAAAAAAGAGCAAACTAAGCGCGTCGGTGCTGGGGCACTAAGGGCAGAAAAACGTGACATAAATACGTTTGATGCCGTTAGCTCTAAAGGGTTTGATGCAACACCTCGCGAAAACCAAATGTTTAGAGCTATGCGTACTGGTAGAAGTCGCCAGTTTACTGCGGATGTTAAACGCAGTAAAGTTGGCGACTTAGTGCAAGGTGTCGACATGCCAAGAAAAGGCGTAGTCGGTAAAAATAAGTAAATAAAAGTTTAGCCCCCTTTATGGGGGCTTTTCTTTTAACCTAGAAGTAGCCTCATGCGGAGGCTAGATTTAAATTGCGCTGTATTTTGCTTACTCCAATGGAGACTGACATGTCAACTATTGACAAGGACAAAAAATCCAAGGTTGTTAAACCTACGGATAAAAAGTTCTTTTTAGGTGTCTCAGACGGCTACCTAGGGCGCGATAAACACATGATGGTCACTCTTGTAGCAGCAATTTTACGGCGGCGTAAATGACAGTAGATATTAGCGTTTCTACAGATTTAGATGTTCTTGCGGCTGACTTAACTGCCATGCTTCAAAAAGACGCTATTAATATGGGGTGGCCTAGACAGTATGCTTCTGCGCTAACTGTTAGTGCTGAAGGTACTCAAATTGTGGTTGGTTACCCAGAAGAGTACGAAGAACAAATAAACGACCTTGAGTATGGTGCAGAAGACACTACACCTATTCCAGTGCTTAGGCGTTTTTTAGACAAAAACCAAGAGTATGTCTCTAACCATTTAGCAGAAGCATCTTTAAACTATTTATTTGACTTTGGGATTTTGCCATGAGTTTTATATTAAGTGAAGACCTTGCTCTCAAAACTCTTATTAGCGGGATTACCGTTACCGATGAAAAAAATAACTCACGCACAGTTGGCGTATGGTTTGCCTACCCTGACGTAGAATCTCGTAACCAGTCATACCCTTACATGACTATTGAATTACTCGACTTTCAGCCTGCCGCCTATCGTCAGCACTCTGGTCTTTACGTAGATAGCGATTTGCAGGGTACTATTGCACCAGTTTCTGGAACTGAATATCAGTATGAGATTCCTGTGCCTTGGGACTTAGTTTACCAAATTACTACGTATTCTCGTCACCCGCGCCACGACCGAACTATTATTTCTTACTTGCTAAACAATGTGTTTATTGGTCGTCGCGGCTATCTTCCTGTTCCCAATGATTTAGGAACTGAAACAGCTTATAGACATTTAACGCTAGATGAGTTTGTTAAGCGTGATACCATTGAAGATAACCGACGTTTATACAAAAATGTGTTCACACTTACAGTTACTAGCGAAGGAACTGCGGCTACGTTCTCTAAGACTACCACCGCAATTGCAAGTGTAAAAATTAATAAAGCCACAACAGCCGACATCCCATCTGGACAACAACCCGTTTAATATACGTCTAATCTCAACTAAACCCAAGGAGAAAATCTCATGGCGACATACAACCGCCCAGGAGTATATCTAGAAGAAGTATCATCTTCTTTTCCAGTATCTGCTTCGCCTACAGCTACTATTGCCACGTTTACAGGTCCTGCCCTACGTGGACCAGTTACCCCTACCCTAGTGTCGTCATGGAGTCAGTTTACTTCTTTGTACGGTGACATTGGAGCTAACTCTGCAGACGCTGACCTACCTACCGCAGTTTATTTATTCTTTGCCAACGGTGGAAGCCAGTGCTACATTCAGCGCACTATGGTTACCGTTCCAGTAATTGCTTCTGCAGCCAGCAGCGGAACCAGCCTTTCAGTTATTTCTGTTAGCAGCCTACTTAGTAGCGATGGTTCTACTTCAATTACCCTTACCACAGCTAACGCTAAGGGCGCTCTAATTACAGGTAGCGGTATTGCTGCAGGTACTTATGTAGTGTCTATTTCCAGCACTACTCTTACCCTAAGCCAGTCAGCGTCAGTTCCTTCAGGTGCTACTTTGGCTATTGCAACGCCTTTGCTTTCATCCGCTAGCATTTACGGAAACAGCACTGTTCCAGTCCCAACTGGCGCGGTAACCCAGTCAGGTACCAGCGTTACGCTGACTACTACTGGTAGTCACAACTTAAAAGTTGGTCAGTCAGTAGTTATTGCTGGAACAGCCTCATCTACGTTTACTACTAACACTAGTGTTTACAATGGTACTTTTACAGTTACTGCTGTTCCTAGCGCAACCACTTTTACGGTTACAAACCCATTCTCGCCTTCAACTAACATCTCTACTGCTGGTACTGTTACTTCTCAGTCTAGCCAAGTAGAACTTACACTTACCGCTAAGTCGCCAGGTGCTTGGGGTAACAGTCTTTACTACGAAATTTCTAACTCAACTGCTAGCACAGGATACCCAGGTAAGTACTTTAACCTGGCTATTTACTCTGGCGGTACTGCTACTGGAAACATTGTTGAGCGTTTTAGCGACCTTACGATGCTATCAACAGATTCATCTTACGCAATCAACGTCATTAACGCAGGTTCCAACTACGTTGTTGCTAGTGACTCTAACGCCGCTAACCACACTAACGCTACCTTCTCAACCAGCGGAGCCAACACGCCATTAACTACTAACCTAGTAGTATTAAATGCTACTGGTGGTACAGCTGGTTCATCAAGCACTAGCTTGACTTTAACCTCAACTGCTCCAGCAATTAGTGTGGGTATGTATGTTTACGGAAATGGTATTACTAACGGAACTACCGTATCCTCATACAACACGGGTACTTACGTAGTTGGTCTTAGCTCAGCTATGACAGTTAACAATGGTACTGCAATTACTTTTGTAAACTCCCCATTTACTGGTGGAGCTGACGGAACTACAGTAAACAATACTGCTATTGCTGCTACTACTGCTCTAGCTAAGTTAGACTCTGTTTCTCAGCCGTTGCTTCTTAATGCCCCTGGTGTTACTGAACTGACAAACGTAAACAACTTGCTTAACTATGCGTACAACCGCGGTGATGTGTTTGTAATCATCGACCCTACGCAAACTACTCTAGATGTTACAAGCCAGCTTGCTTTGACCAATACATACACTGGTGGTTCTGGTGGTTCTGCGGCTCTTGGTTTTGGTGCTGTTTACTATCCCAACTTAACAATTCCAACCCCAAACTCTAGCACCCCTGGCTCTACTGTTACCGCCTACCCTGGTGGTGCAATTGCAGCTAAGTACGTGACCACCGACGCATCACGTGGTGTGTTTAAGTCACCTGCTGGTCTTGAAGCTCGTTTGTCAGGTGTTGTAGCAGTAGCTAGCCTAACTAACACAGAACTAGACTACCTAAACAACGGAACTGTTAATCCTAACACGTTCAGTAACGCCACCCCAGTTAATGCTATTCGCTACATTCCAGGCGCTGGAATTGTAGTTATGGGTGCTCGTACCTTGAACAGTTCGTACGCAACACGTTACGTGTCTGTCCGCAGAAGCTTGATTTACTTACGTAAGGTACTTTCAGACTCAACTGCGTTTGCTCTGTTTGAAACAAACGACCAGCGTCTGTGGAACCGTTTACAGACAACCTGTGAGGCTATCCTAATTAGCTTCTGGCAGTCTGGCGGTCTTAAGGGAAACACCGCTCTGGACGCTTTCTATGTTAAGAGCGACAGCAGCATCAACACCGCACAAACAATCGCCCTTGGCGAAGTCCACCTAGAAATCGGTGTGGCGCTACAGCGTCCTGCTGAATTTGTAGTTATCCGTATTAGCCAGTACGACAGTGGCTCTGTTGTAACAGTCCTGTAGGAGGAAAATTAAATGGCACAAAGCTCAATCTCTCGTTACTCTAAGCTGGCGACTGACCCTTTAAGAAATTTTAGGTTCCTTGTCAACTTCCGTGTAACTGGTGACACTGGTGTTCCTGGGTCAGCGGCTGCTGGTCAGAACTCGTTTCTTAAGTTTAGCGGCGGATTTACTTCTGTAGATGGCCTAAGCATGAACGTGAGCGGTATTAGCTACCGTGAAGGTGGCATGAATACCACTCTACACCAGCTTCCTGGAATGGTTACATACCAGCCACTTACACTGTCTCGTGGAGTAATTCTAGGTCAGAGTGAAGCAATCAACTGGTTTAAGCAGTTGTTTGCTGCTTCTTCTGGTGAAGGTGTTTCTGGTGCTGATGGTTCGTCATTCCGTTGCGACCTAGACATTTATGTTCTAGACCACCCAGCTACTGGCTCGCCAAACATTAGCGTTTCTGACATTATCAGTAGCGCCTCGTACAAAATGAAGTTCATTGTGCACAACGCTTGGATTTCTGGACTTAACTTTTCGTCGCTAAACGCCTCAGACAACGCCCTAATGTATGAGACTATGACCCTAATTCACGAAGGTCTTTCAGTCCAGCTGGCAAACTTTGGGTCTAACGTACCTGCGACACTAACAGGAAATTAATATTTAAAACCTGTTAAACTATAAATAACTTAATTAGGAGTACTATATGGACAACAATATTATCAGTGACCCTTCAACATTCGCGCAGCTTGCTGAAGAAGTTACTAACCCACAAGTTGAAGTTAAAACCGTTGCACCATCAAACTCGGATGTTATTCTTCCTGGTGGCTTTATTGCTAAAGATGGTTCTTTAATTAAATACGCCGAAGTTCGTGAGCTAACTGGCATAGACGAAGAGGCTGTATCTAAGGCAGGAACTCCTGGCAAAGCTTTAGCCGCGATGTTGCAACGAGGCGTTGTTTCAATTGGAACTAACGCAGTTGATAAGTCAGACCTTGACCAGCTATTAAGTGGCGACCGCGATGCTCTTTTGATTGGTATTCGCAGAGTTACTTTTGGTGATGAGATTGAGTTTGGCGTAACTTGCCCTCACTGCAGGTCAGACTTGGAAATAGTAGTTAACTTAATTGATGATGTGCCAACCAAAACGTTGGATGACCCAATCAATGACCGAACTTTTACTTACGTGTCAAAAAAGAATGGTGCAATTGTAGTAGGTCTTCCTACTGGCGCAATTCAGAAAAAACTTATTGAGAATAACGATAAGAACGGTTCTGAGCTAAACACTATTCTTTTGGCTGGATGTATTAAGTCTGTAAATGGTGAGCCTGCTATTGGTGCTACAACAGCGCTTAACCTAGGCATGGCTGACCGTGAGGCTATTATTAATGAACTTCTTGCACGTACCCCAGGCCCACGCCTCGGGGAGGTGAAGACGACTTGCGAGGCTTGTGGAGAAGATGTTGCTACTCCACTGTCGTTAGCCGACTTGTTTCGTCTATAAAGAAAAAGAATACGAACAACTACTCGACCAATACGAAGCATTATCTAGAACATTTCCTGGCTGGACGCTGTCTGACATCAGAAGTTTGTCCGTAAGAGAACGTGAAAATTGGCTGTCTAGAGCGGCTAGGAATCGGTAGATATGTCTTTACCTAATATTGGTCCAAGTAAGACCCGTCTGGTCACTGACCTGGACGACGCGTACAAGCGTTTAAATACTACGCTTGCCACTACCGCTAAGCTATCTGACCAAATTGCTAATGGCTTAAATGGTGGCGGTGGCGGAAACAACGCTGCCAATTCAATGGCTAACATGACGCCACCTCCCCCACCTCCTGGTATGGGTAACGGTCCTGGTGGTTCACCAGGACCTGGCGGACCTTATGGACCAAATAATAACGCCTACACCAATAATGCTAATCAAGGCACTTCGTCTTCAAGAATAGCTAGCATGGCTGGTACTGCTTTTGCTGCAATTAACACTGCAGTAAATACTGATGACATTATTGCTAATCAAAGAAGTAGAACTAGGTTTGGCTTTTTTAATGGTCAAGGCGGTGTTAATTCAGGCGCTACAGCATTTCAAAACCTACAAAACATGGGAACAGCTAACAGTTCTTTAGATGCTGCTGCCGCTTCTATGGCTGGAAACAGCGTAGGCTTAATGGCTGGGTTAAGTAACTATGGAACTATTCAAAAAAGCACAGCTGGTATTTCAAACCTTTTGCCTGGAATTGGTCTTGAAGCTTCTATGGGTGCAACTGCTGCATTAAACCAGGGTTCTAGCGTAAACAAGCTTCGCATGATTGGTATTAACGTCCGTGACCAGAATGGTTACATGCGTGACGTAGAAGCTATTGCTCGCGACCTTTGGAAAATGATTAATGGCTCTAAAACTGGTGGGTCAAGAAAAATTAGTGTACAGGACCTATCGTTTTCTTTGCAGTCTGGTAACTCCCTTGATATGCTTCTTAATCAATATTTTGGTACTGACCAAGTTTTGCGTCAAGCAATTATTTCTTACTTATATCAATTTGCTCAAGAAAGTGGCGCTCCTGTAGGCGGGTATAGTAGCGAAGCTGGTAAAAATGCCCTTAGTGCTACAGGTGCTAGCAATGAACTTACTAGAAGCTATTCTAAACGATACGCTGCTGAGTATGGTTTAACAAATGCCATTACAACTGCTGGTGCTTCTGGAATTGAGCAGGGAAATACTATCATAGCTAAAGCTACTAACTATATGATTAGTAAACAATTGAACGTTGTTAATGGGCTAGTTGAAACTATGACTACTGCTGAAACTCTTGCTGGTGCTCTTAACGGCGCTTTTGGAATGCTTTTGGGTGGGGCTGCTGAAGTTAGCTCTTTTATTAAAAAAGGACTTCAAGTAGCGGGGCTTATCGGTTTGGCTACAAATGTGTACAAAAATGTATTTGGTAGTAGTTCTTCTGGTTCTTCTGGCTCTTCTAATTCTTCTGGGCCAGTCAAACTAACCCCTACTTCTTCAACCCCATCTATAAAGGGAATTAACGCTGACGCTACTCCTTACTATACTGATTTTGCCGTAGCGATGCTGCATCAATTAGGAGATAAGGTTACTAATAATAACGTAAGCTCTTTAGTTTCTTGGATGCAACATGAATCTACGCAAGCAAAACTTAATCCACTTGGTTCTACATACACAATTGGTAACGCACCACGAGATAATTTTAACTCGACGGGAGTTCAAAATTACTATTCTGCCTCTGAAGCAGTTACCTCAACTGTTGCTAACTTAACAAATAAAAGAGGCGTTGGGTACGAAAAAATCTTAACTGATTTACAAAATAATGCCGCTCCATCGCAAACACTTAAGGACGTAGCTAACTCGGCTTGGTCTGGTAGCGGGCATTACGGTCATGCGTTTGTTACTTTTAATTTGCCTAATGTTACAAACCTAGACCACCCTGATGTGCAAAAAGCATTAACTGACTGGTGGAATTCTCACATGTCTAACAAAGTTACGAAAGGCACATAATGGCTGGAAATACTAGCAGCGTACCTAGCGGTCGTTCACTTGGTTATATTGCAGCAGTTGGAACTGACGGTGTTACCCCTATTCCTACTGTGGTAAATGTTTATGTAGATGGTAGTTCTAACGCCGCCTACAGCCCTATTAGCTCTACCCAGCCTGCTTCTACAAATTTTGAACAAAGCCCTGGAATTACAAGCTCATTTAAAAAATCATACCAATATGTTCCACTTGTGCCAACAGTTACTGGTAAATATACATTTGATTCCTTGACTCCTAGCGCGGCATCTACCAGCACGGCTGTGCAAAAAGTGGGTTCACCCATTAAATTGCCTAATGATAACTCAGTATCACCAACTACAGTTAAATATCTAGATTTTCCATTTGCTCCAGCCACTTTTACAAGCAATCCAGCAATTACTTCTAAAAATAAAAATCAGACTATTGTTCCAGCGGCACCTCAAAATCCTGGAGAATACCAGTGGAATTTGCCCCCTCATAAATGGAGCCTTCCTCGTACTGCCATGAGCGACCCTGTTAACATGCCTGATGGTTCTAAGAAACAACCTTCTGATGACCGTTATCGTCGTGGTCGTATTTGGTGGAAAGCTACAGACCCTACAATTAGCACAGTTGATTCATCTGGAAATACTAGCGCCGTAGACAACTCTGACCGTAAATATGGTTTTCAATTTTTGTGGAACCCTGCTTCATTTTCTACAGCTGTATCTGTACAAATGGATGCGACACCTAACTCTAATGACCGTTTTATTGGAACTGTCGGTGCGTTCCCTGCTACAGAAACCATTTCATTCACGCTAGAAATAAACCGTATTAATGACTTTGCTTGTGCTAATGCGTTGTTTAAACGACCAACTAATATTGGAAATTCTTTAGGTAATGGTGCTACAAATAACTTTATTACAACTGGTGATGTAGCTAAACTTGTCCCTTATTACCAAAACAATGGAAGTTTTACCGCCTCCCTTGTTAGAAATGGTAAAAGAAAAAAAGTAGAAGATAAACTAGTTGATTTATTTCAACGTGGAACTATTGCCGATATTGAGTATTTATACACAGCCATTAACGGCCCTGGTCCAGGCACCACTTCGTCAGGCGGAGACTACTGGAAAAACGGTCGTGGTATAATTACTGCAGACATTGGATTCTTAATGCCTACCCTTTTAAATATTGATGTTGGTCCATTATCTTATATGGGTTATGTAACTAGCATGCAAGTTACACATTCAATGTTTACACAAGATATGATTCCAATCCAAAGTGAAGTGCAAATTTCATTAAACCTACTCGCCACCGCTGGTGTCGCTACCACAACTACTGGAGGATAACTATGGCAGCCCCGTCAAACGACTCTAGATATTATGATTCAGTAATTGATTACTTTAGCACAACCGCTACAGGCGACAATGCTCCAGTAGTGTTTTACGAGTTTAGTAGTTTAGGAAAGGTAAACTACATTGACTATTCATGGAAATATGGCGACCGTATTGATAATTTAGCATCTACTTTCTTTTTGTTTCCTAACCGTTGGTGGATTATTGCGGAATTTAATCCTAAAATTTCTGACTGGCTTAACGTAGCCCCTGGTACAAACATTAGGATTCCTCGTGTCTAATTACGTATCTGTTTCTTTTCCTAATAGCCCTACACAGCCTAAGCGCGTACACAGGGTTACTTTGGAGCAGGAAATTTATATGCACGACTACGCTACCGTGGAGTTTAGGGACTGGAACATCGACCCGTTAAACATTAAACCTGGTTCATTAATGGTCATTACTATTAAAGACAAATCTTACTATGGATACGTTCACCAGTTAAATAATGAGCAAAGTTCTGCAAAAAACTTTACTAAAGTTGGGTTTATTGGTGCATCTTATGTAATGAAACAATCTAGTCAAAAGATTTATCGCAACATGTCTGCTGACCAAATTATTGCTGCTATTGCTACCAAATATAACTTTGCCTACAAAGTTACCCCACACCCACGCGTTTACCCCCAAGTTGCTCAAGCTGGTCTTACTGACTGGCAATTAATGGTAAATCTAGCCCAAGAGTGCGGTTATTTTTTGCGAGCCGAAAATTCTGAGATTTACTTTCAACCTTATACTGAGGACTTTAATAACCTTATTACTGAAGCAGTTAGCTTTAATAAAGGCGATGCTGGATTTAAAACTACTAACCACATTTACAAGTTTAAACCTGTTATCAGTGAAACTTTGGAAAACTATGGTTTTATGAAATCGGCTGTATCGGTTGCTGGCGTTAACCCAGTTAACGGCAACTCGTTTAAAGTTACTCAGCAAAAATCATTTAATCCTAGTCGTCAATACTCTAACGTAGAATTTTTTGACTCTCACGCCACTACAACTGTGGCTAACTCTTATGAAGTTGCTGGTTATTTAGCCAAAGCTGCCGATGAAAAAAGTCGTTTTCCTTACGCTGCAAGTGTAGAAACTATTGGTGTTTCATCGGTCAGACCCTGTCTACCAGTTTATCTTTCCAACGTCGGTTCTGAATACTCAGGCTATTGGACAGTGCTAAAAGTAACTCACGTAGTTTATGAAGAAAATCTTAATCAACAACATTATACGTGTTCTATGGATGTTGCCTCTGACTCTCTAGGTACTAACGCAAACGCTAATCAGCCTTCTGCTCCTGCTGTTACTCCTAGGCGTAAAATCATACCTAATGAAAAAAATAAAAACATTAAGCCAAAAACTATTGTTTATAAACCAGCAATTACGGCTAAACGTACTCAACAAAAACAACTAGTAGATAGAATCAATAGGGCTACTCAAACTGGTCCATTTGTTGCAACTTCTCGTTGGGGGTCTACTCACCGTGATTTAAATTACAAAATTATTGATGAACGAATGCCTTTAGCAGTTTTACAAAAATTGAGGGCTGATGATAAATAATCTTAATGGAATGTACACGGGAATATATCGCGGCACAGTTATAAATACAAAAGACCCTTTAAATAAAAATAGAATTATTTTAAAAGTTCCGCAAATATTTGGTAATGAAATTACTAACTGGGCTTACCCTATTATTGGTTTGCCAGTTAGTACTAAACCTATTTATGCTTCTTTTGTAAGTTTGGCTACTCAAACTATTTCCGATAGCACTAAAAACTATGTAGTTGCTATGGAAACTGTAGAAAACTCTTATGGTATTAATCTTGTTAACCCTTCTTCCACTGTAACTGCTCTTACTGGAACAACTAGCTCTGTAGTGCCATCAGAAACTTCTGCCATGCAATTTTTGTACGCGGGAACTTACAACATTCAAATATCTGCTCAAATTTATACAACAATTGGTGGAAACTCTTTTCTAACTGTTGACCTGTGGGCTTTGCAAAACGGTTTGCCTATTCCAGCTTCTACAGGTCAAATTTCGGTAGGCGCTAAAAACCCATACATTGTTTCTTCCTGGAATTATATTTTGACTGTGGCTGCTGGTGATACCGTGCAATTTGCGTGGAACGTAAACACTTCTACAGCAACGTCTTTGTATGCTATTGCTGAACAAGCAGGGCCTCCGTATCAACCTTCAGTCCCGTCATTTACTGTATCCGCAAATTTAATAGGAAACTACACTCCAAAAAATAATGACAATGTATGGGTCATGTTTGAAGGCGGAGACCCCAATTATCCACTCTGGTTAGGAACATTCTAATGACAAGTAAAGCAATTGATTACCCATTTACTTATGGTAAATCTTTTGATGGTAAAAACATTACTGGTTTAGCCGCCACTACTGACTTTAAAAAACTTTGGCAAAACCGTATCTTGCTAGTTCTTGGTACTAGACCTGGTGAACGTGTTATGCGACCTGATTTTGGCAGCAACCTTTATACGGCTCTTTACGAATCAGAAAGCGTGGCTGAACAAATTATTAACACTAGTATTAATGAGGCGTTTAACAAATGGCTTCCAGACTTGTCACTTAAACAAATTAGCCCAACGTTTGACCAAACCACTAACGTCATAGTTATAAATATTTTATATGGTCTGCCAAATGGTGAAGTAGATAGTGTTACAATTAATAGTGGAATATTTAACCGCTCAGGTGAGCTCATTCAGGAGATTGTAAATGGCTAGTTCCGTTACTAAAAATTATATTCCGCAAATTGACTACGTTTCTCGTGACTATACGGCAATTTTAGCGGATTTGACCGCTATTGCTAAACAGTTTAACCCTACCTGGGCTGTGTCAGACCCGTCAGATATTGGTGTAGCTCTTTTAGAAACCTTTGCTTACATGGGTGATATTTTAAGCTTTTACACTGACCGTATGGCTTCTGAAGGCTTCTTAGGTACTGCCAGCCAGCGTGCCAGCGTACTTCAAATTGCCGCAATGTTTGGTTACACCATTACACCAAGCAGCGCAGCAGTAGTTACTTTAACTTTTACTAATGGTGATACTTCTAACTCTGTAACTATAGCGGCTGGTACACAAGTAGCTTCAACTACCACGGTTAATGGTCAATCTACTCAAGTTGTTTTTGAAACTGATTCTGCGGTAACTATTGCAGCCAATGGCACTGGAAGCGTAACTGCTACTCAAGGAATTACTACCAGCCTAGAAGCAGTTGGTACATCTAATGGAACTCCTAGCCAGTCTTTTAAACTTTCTCAAACTGGTGTAATTATTAACAGCACTGGTAGCAATATTAAAGTTTATGTAGGCGGTATCCAGTACAATTACACCTCGTCTCTTGTAGACAACAGCCCTTACGATTCTGTGTTTACTACAGCTATGGATGCTGATGGCTACACCTATGTTGTTTTTGGTGACGGCGTTGGTGGTCGTATCCCGCCCGCTACTTACTCTGTAACCGTAACATACCGTGTAGGCGTTGGCTCACAAGGTAACGTAGCGGCTGGTTCTATTCAAGGTTCTACATTAACAGGAAACTACAACGTAACCGTATCCCAGCCTTCTGCTGCTAGCGGTGGCGCTGATGATGAATCCACAGACTCTATTAGATACAACGTCCCCCGTGCTCTTCGTACCTTACGTCGTGCTGTGTCGCTTAAAGACTATGCTTACCTAGCTCTTCAAGTTTCTGGTGTGTCAAAAGCTAGCGCAGATTCTTCTGTGTGGTCTAACGTAAATCTTTACATTGCCCCATTTGGCTCTAGCGCGGTAAACAATTATTCTTTTACTGGGTCTAGTATTACCGCTGTTACTCAAACAGCAACAGACGGAACTTCTGGTACTGAAGGACTTACTTACACAGCCGCAGCTGGAACATTTACATCAATTTACGGATTAACTGCCAATAGCCTGTATGTAACAGTTTCAGGACTAGCTCCAGCAGACTACAATATTACAGTTCCAGTATTAATTACTAACGTAAAAAGCGATGGAAGCGCATTTACTGTGGCAACGTCTTACAGCACATTTCCGACGTATGTCCCATCACTTTCATCTAATGCGGCCGTAAGTGTTACTGGACCAGCTACCGCAGCATTTACTACATTAAAGTCAAGCGTAATTAATTATTTTACGGATAAAGTTGCCCCTAACGTAACACTGAACGTTGTTCCACCAACTTATGTTCCTGTAAATTTAGAAATGACTTTACACGTTTTGCCTCAATATAGCCAAGCAAACGTAACCACTCAGGTTCAAAATGCGTTATCTAACCTTGTGTCATATAACAATTCATTTTTTGCTGACCGCATTCCACCGCACTTTATTCTTAACTCAATTACAAATATTGATGGCGTTGACTACGCAACAGTAGAGCATTTACGCAGAGCGTCTAATGAACAACTATATTCAATTGCTACTTGGACTAGGCCTACAACCACAACTGCTACATTGACATTCTCAAATAACCACACAATTACTGCTGGTCAAAACATTCGTGTGTATAACAGCGGTGGTGTTGATGGCACGTACGTGGTTAACTCTGTCACTAGCACTTCAGTAACAATTACAACTACAGCAGCAACGGCTACCCCTACAAGCGTTAACGTTACTAGTTATGGTATTGGTCAAAAAACTGTTCTTGCCAGTTCTATTGCTGGAATTACAGTTGGTATGCAAATAACAGCAACCAATATTTCTAGCCCAGCTATTGTTACATCTATTTCTGGTTCAACTATAGGAATTAGCACATACACTACTGCCGTAACTAACCCGACTACAGCGGCGGCTACTTTTGCTCTGCTTCCTACAGACGCCTCTAATACTGTAAAAGTTTTTGGAGTAGATTCATCTACGTCTGCTGGTGTTTCTACATATGGAATTGTGTGTGGAGCAAATGAAATTCCTTCTAAGGGAACGTTTATAATTACCGCTACTGGCGGATTGACATAAGGAGAAATAAATGGCAACAGCATCTTACCCTGGAGTAGTTAAAACTTACACCGATAAAACAGACGGCATTGATTATGTAAAAGCCGCTGACATGAACAGCGTTCAATCTGAAATTCAAGCTATTGAAACTGCCCTTGGCGCTACTCCAGCTACCTCATCGCTACCCAGCGCAGGTACCTATAACTCTAACGGTGTTTCTACTTCTGTTACTGCACGTATTACAAACCTAGAGGCAGGGCTTACTGCTGGTGCTACTGATGGCTCCCGTGTAGGTTACACGCAGTTGGCTACTGGTAGCTTTGCTTCTGCCCCTGGAGCTATTTCAGTAACTACTACTAATTACCAAAAGCTTGTTGTGGTTATTGCAATTACTACTCTTGGTTCTGGTACTGCAATTAGCTTGCAGGTCAACAGCGCATCTGCATCTAAAATAGTTTACACAAGCTATGCAGGCACAACTACTGGTAACACTTCAGCTGGTGGTGTGGCATTAATTACTAACAACGCTGCCCCAGCAACTAACGATATTATTACCGCAGAAATTTTTAACCCAGGAGCTACTGGATTTAAAACAATTAGCTGGACTAATGGCACTGGATTTGGTTTTGGTCAATTTACTACTGGCGCTACTGGTGCAGTAACTTCAGTTACCATCAGCGCTAGCACGTACCCTACTGCAGCTACATACACAATCTACGGTGTTAAGTAATAGGTAACTTATGACAGCCTACGGTTTTAAAACATACGGTACATTTAAATACGGTGTTGCTCCCTCAACTGATATTAGCGTTTACCCATTTACAACTCAGTCTTTGGATTACGGGTCAATAAAACTATCTTGGGTGTACCCGCTTGTTACTGGTTCTTTTACAACATTTACTATTCTTAGAAATCCAACTGGATTTCCAATTACGGCTGACAACGGCGACCTTATTTACACCGCTACAAAAACCTCACTAAGCAACAGTAATCTTTTGGGAAAAACTGCCACACTTACAGACACTGGTGGTTTTTACGACCCTATTAGCGGAAACTTTACAACAACATACAGCGGAATTATTTCTGGAAATATTGTAAATTCTAAAACTGTAAACTTAACAACGGTTAATTCTAACATTGCGGCAGGACAAATAGTTTCTTACACGCCTTCAGGTAATTTAACTGGTGCAAATTCTGGTAGCGGGGTTATTGGTGGAACTACTGTTACTGCAGTTACTACTGATTCTACTGGAACTTACACAATTATAACTTTAAGTGACTATGCCACAATACCTGATAAAACAACTTTAACGTTTTCTCCTACTGGTTTAACTTTAGGTAAAACTTACTATTATTCAGCTTTTGTATTAAGTAATGGAACTTGGCAAAGAGTGGGTACTGCTATTGGTACCTCAATTAAAAATTATAAAACTGCTGATACTATGTATGATTCTTTGCCCGAAGTCTATAGGGCAGCATTACCAACATCTTCATCTACTAACGCAAATAAAAATGTAGACCTTTACAATTTTTTGCGCGTATTTGGTGTTCAACATGACTTTATTAAAACTAAAGTAGAAAATGCTAAAAACCGTTATGATACCGCTAACTTAGATGGTCGTTTAATCCCCGCTCTTATGGGTCAAATGGGGTTTACGTACGAAAGCGGTATGGGCCTTCAGCAAGCACGACGTCTTCTTAAAAATGCTAACTATATTTATCTTAATAAAGGAACTGGTCAAGGAATAAAGCAATTTATTTCTTCTTTTTCTGGGTATACAGCATCAATTGCTTCATTTAAAAATTTATTTTTAACTTTAGACTGTTCTTCATTTGAATATGGGGACGGATTTTGGTCAACTACTGGAAGTCGTAACGTTACAACTTTTACCACTGCTGCTCTTGAAGGCGGTAGTCCGTTACCTGTTTCTATTTCAACCTCTCCTAACGGTTATCCTAACTCTCAACTAGGTTATTTAAAAAGCACGTCTTTATCTTCTTCTGGTGGTGCTTTTAGCACGTATGAATTTTCTTACGGTGTTTCACAAGATGCTTACACTATTTCTACAGTTCAAACTGGTCCTTCTGTGGGATATAACTATGTAACTATAACTGCGGATTCAGAACATTCGTTTAAAGTTGGGCAATATGTAGTTATATCAAATATGAACCCTACTTATTTAAACGGTATTCAACAAATTACTGCTGTACCAGACTCTAAAAGTTTTACTTTTTATTCTGCTAACGCTACTTCCAGTATGACTATACAACCTTACGGTAGTGCCGTTATTCCAACTGGAACTATTACTGGTGGAACTTTATCTGCAACCATAACTACTTCTGCTCTTCATTACATTATTCCTGGACAGTCAGTTACTATTTCTGGAGTTGTTCCTGCTTTATTTAACGGTACTACTACCCCAATTAACGGCACTTATGTGGCTGCGGCAGGTACTCAAAATACTACGTTAGTGTTAACTTTACCTACATCACCTAGCAACACTACAGTTACTGCTGCTGGTTCTACGTTTGTATCCCCTGGAACAGTAAGTCTTTATGATGTTAAAAACGCCAGCATTCCAGTAACTGCTGGTGGTAGTTATTTTTTCAGCATTTACACTCAAGCTAAAACTGTAGGTCGTGGTATTACTACTGGTGTCCGTTGGTATGACCAATATGGTACATATTTAACTTCAGCCGCTACTGGAACTAATAGCAATGTTACTGGTTCTTGGACTCGCGTATCTTCTTCGTTTCCATCAGTAGCCCCACCATCTGCAGCTTATGCAGCTCCATATGTTTCTTACAGCACTACTGGTTTTAATGAAGTTCATTACTTTGATTGTGCTCAGTTTGAGTTAGTTCCTGGAAGCCTAACCACTCCTTATGTGGATTCTAGGCGTGTAGATATTTACTTAGGCGCTAGCCGAATTAATAACATTATTAATCCAGGTTTTGAAAGCTCTACTTCTTACGTAGTTCCAACTCAAACCCCTACGTACTCAGCCCCCAACATTACTTTAAGCACATCAACCGCTCATGCTATTTCGGTTGGTTCAACTGTAACTTTATCTGGTTTTACTCCAAGCGGATACAACGGTACATGGACTGCTCAAACTGGAACTACTGGCTCTACTTTAGTGTTAAACATTGGCTCTAACCCTGGAGCAATTACTGTAGCTGGTACGGCTACGTGTAGCGTCATTAACTGGACTGCTACTAATACTACGGCATTTACTACTGATGCGGCTAACGTGTATCCTACCGCGTCTGTAGGTCTTGGTACAGCAGTTAGCGCGGCATCTGCCAAACTTACTCTTAGTGCAGGTACCAGCACTCTTGCTCCAACAAACACAATTGCTGTTACTGGTGGTAACCCTTATGCGCTTAGTGCTTACTTTAAAGCAGCTAATGCTAACGTTACGCCTAGCGTAGTTTGGAAAAATGTTAGCGGTTCTACTTTAAGGACAGATACTGCAACAGCAGCAATTAGTTTAAATGGAACTACGTTTACAAGAGTTTCTATGATACCTGCATCGGGTTCTTCAGCTATGATTGCTCCAGCAACAGCAACTACGGCCACAATTACTTTTACATTTTCTTCAGCTGGTACAACTGCGTATGTTGATTCTGTACTATTTGAGTCAAGTTACACAGCTAATAATTATTTTGACGGTAGCACTGGCTACAATGTTTCTGATGATATTACTTGGGAACAAAATGCCGCTGGTACTGCTGGAACATCTACTACTGGTAGAAGCGTTTATTATCCAAACAGGCAATTAGTTCAATCGCGTTTAAACACTGTTCTTTCTGATTACGTACCGATTGGAACTAACTACGCTTTGTTCTTTGGTCAAACCGCTACTTGACAATAGTAAGTTCTAACCTATAAACTCTAATCTCCGTCACTAAGGAGATAAACATGAGACGAGTAACCATCGCGGTTATAGGTAACGCAAAAACAACCCGTGCCAATGTAGAGGCACTTATCGGTGATGTTGTTGATTCAGTAGATGAAGCAGCAATCGCTACGGTCTATGACCAAGCCCAATCTGATGGGCAAGTCTGGGCAGAACAGTACGCACAGGACAAAGAATTACCTGTTTTCCAATACGCGCACAACGCCTACGAAGAACTGATTGCCGAAAACAAAGTTGAAGACATTAAGTTTTTTATGCTGTGGGATGACGAAGACCCAGCATGCCAACTAGCCGCATCAATAGCGCAAGAGCACACGATTCTTGCTTATGATTTGACTGACGGTTTGATTATGATTCCGCTAAACTCTGAGCCAATTTTACGACCAGTACAAACTGAAATTCCAGTGGCTGAAGAAGTTTCTGAAGAAGTTCCCGTAGTTGAGGTAATCCTAGTCCCAGAAGAATCAGAAGACCTCTACGAGGACGAGGAAGACGAAAACGAACTTGAGTACGACTTGGGCGAATTGATGACTCTAGCAATCGAACAGGCTGGCAAGATTTTCGCTCGGTCATTTGCAGAAGAGTTCATAAAGCTGCTAAAAAAGTAGCATGGAAACTATCAGCACGCAGGCACGTGGTTGCCTTAACTTTTTTGTATCCAATCCGCATTTGCGGATAAATTACCGCACCCTTATGACTGAGCATGGCGTCAGCAAACGTCGAAGCCTTGCCATTCTTAAGGAGTTGCGAGAAGCAAACTACTTGAAAATTGTTAAACTTGCAGGTGGCGGTACTAACGTTAAACTGGTCACGTCCGACGTGCCCACTGTGGGAACGTCTGGTAACAGCTATACAGCTAGTAGTGCTATTTCCAATAGCTATACAGCTAGTAAAGTTAATAAAGCAACAAATAAATTCCTCGACGAGGTCGAGGGTGAGGAGAATGACGTGGGTTACGACTTTTGGGAAAAGAGGACGTCTAGTGAAAAAGATGAAATCGCTAGAGAACGCGAAAAGCACGTGGCTTACAAGAAAGCCGAGTACGCAGAAGCTCGCGAATTAAAAGCGCAGCGACGTAAAGACTTGCACCGTTCTAACCTTGACCCTGTGCACTGGACTTGCAAAGACGTTGCTTACGAGTTTGCTGACCATATGGCAAACATCTGGACTATTGCTCCGTTTAGCGTGACGCAATCTCGGTTTGTTCAAGCTTTGGCAGTGTTCCGTAAGCAGCACGACACCAATGGCGCAATTGAGATGAAGATTGTTGAACTTTTCTTTGCTACACTGAAGCAAGACAAGTACACCGACGGTAATCACCTTTGGCGTGCGTTTCTGTATAAGGCTCCGTCACTTATTCAGGTTGCTCGTGAGAGCATCGTCTCGACGGAAGAGCGCGAGAACAACGTCATTCGTGACCAAGAGCTCGCAGAACGTAAACTATCTATGTTTGATGAGGACTAATGTACAAGCCAGATGAACTACCAGCACGTCGCCGTACGTGGGTAAAAATTGCCAGCATTCCGCCAGCCAAACTTGGTTGGACTTTGGAAGACTGCGTTGATGTTCCAGCAGACAATATGAAGATTCTAACCAAGTGGACTTCAGCAATTTACGATGACAAAGTCATTCGTGCTGAGGGTAAGCAGACTTGCGGCATTGGACTTATGTTATATGGGCTTCCAGGGCGCGGAAAAACTACTGTCGCAAGCACGTTGATTCAGGAAGTGCTACGCAAGTCACCGCCAGAGATTCTAGGAATGACCCCAGGCAAGATTGTTTCTCGACCTTGCTATTTCATTACCTACAACGGATTGCTAGACCTTAAGGGCGCTATCATGGATGACCATGAGCCAGAGGACGAGTTGCTTTACAACGGCATTCTAGGCGAGGCTATTGATGACGCTTATAATGTTCGCGTGCTAGTCCTAGATGACGTAGGCAAGGAGCATGCAAGCGCATCGGGGTGGCAGAAGAACATGCTTCACCACGTGCTTCGTACCCGTTTTAATAATGGTCTTCCAACCATTGTCACCACCAATATCAAAATTGATGACTGGGAAGCCCATTACGGTTCTGCCACTCAATCTTTTGTACACGAAGCGTTTATCTATGTGAACATGGACTCTGCTTCAGATTTGAGGAAGTAATGTCTAACAGACGACTACTTCAAGTCTTTATTAGCGGTAAGTCAGACAACCCAGGTCCAGGAATTTTTGAAGTCAACACGGACCCTGACAGAAACCTGTCATGTACTTGCCCAGGTTTTAAATCCAAAGCTACTTGCAAGCACACAGAACTTGTGGAACGCAAAATTGAGATTAGTGGCGGTGTTTATCCTTTTGAGTTTTCAGAAAAAGTAACCGCTGATGAACTTAAAAAAGCTATGGAAAGCGAAGAGGCATTTCGCGAACTGGTCATCATGCACGGCAAGGTAGAGGTTTATTGATGCAGGGCAACGACATTAGCAATGCTATGCCACAGCGTGTTATAGTTACTGCAGATGTCATCACGGACACGTATGAAGACAAGAGCAAGGTTCTTGGCGTAATACCTGTGAGCAAGCGGCGTAAAGAGTACAACAGGCTGGTATTAAGCCACCTATACATGACTACGCTAAAACGCGGCATCACAATGGAGCTGGTAAGCTTTACTCATTCGGAGGACGAGATGGTAAAGTTAATGCTTCATCTAGACAAGATTGGAACGAATCCTTTTCGTTACGGCTCGTCTTACAGGTCGGTCGATAAGTTGGTTGAAGAACTGCCTTATCGCCCAGAGGTTATCGGTGTAATAGATATCCCGTCGCGACTACTACGGTACGGTCGATGGGGAATGGACTTTCCTTCATTATGAGTACAGAAGCAAAACTATTAAGCGCGGCTATTCAAATCCGCGACCTATCCCCGCTATTTGAGCGCGGTGTGTCAGACCATTGGTTTTCCAACGATGATGACAAGCGTGTATGGACTTACCTACGCACGCACTTTTCCAAGTATGGCGAATGCCCTAGCGAAGAAGTTGTCACCGCGAACTTTCCTACGTATCGGATTGCGGAACTAAGCGACTCAATTGACTTCCTGCTAGACGACCTAGTAGACCGACGTCGCAAACTTTCTATCAGCAACACTTTGCGCCTTGCGGTAGAAGAAATCCAGAACAATAAGGACCACGAATCCGCTTTGCTTTTAATGCAGAGCGGTATCGTAAAGCTCGAAGAAGAGGGCCTTAACCAGACCTCAGACGTCAACCTTATTACGACTACCGAGTCACGCTGGGATGACTATGTATTTCGCAAGAATAATCCAGGTTTGCTTGGTGTTGCCACTGGATTCCCAACGATTGACGCGGTAACCAATGGTTTGCAAAAGGGTCAGTTAATTGTCGTGGTTGCCACGCCTAAAACTGGTAAGTCAACTCTGGCATTGCAAATTGCAAACAACATTCACAAGCAGGGTCTATCACCAATGTTTCAGTCGTTTGAGATGACAAACCGTGAACAGCAAGACCGATACGATTCAATGCGTGCTCAGGTTTCTCACAACCGTCTCATAACAGGTAAGCTGACTGCCGAAGAAGAAAAGCGCTACAAAGACTCGCTGGAACTTATGGCTGATGACCCGACCAGCTTTTGGCTGGTGGACTCGGCTCACGGAATTACTACCTCAGCGATTCACAGCAAAGTTCAAACACTACAGCCTGACGTAATCTTTATTGACGGCGTCTACCTGATGCTTGACGAAAACACGGGAGAGTCCAACACCCCACAGGCTTTGACTGGTATTACCCGTTCACTAAAGCGGCTTGCTCAAAAGACCAATAAGCCAGTAGTAATTACCACGCAGGCGCTTAACTGGAAGTCTAAAAAGGGTAAGGTGACTACTGACTCAATTGGTTACTCATCATCGTTCCTACAGGACGCAGACGTCGTGTTCGGCCTTGAGCGTGAAGATGAGAATGTAGATGACACCAGAACCCTAAAGGTTATGGCATCGCGCCAGAGCGGTAACGTGGAGGCTTCGCTAATGTGGGATTGGTCAACAGGTCTATTCCGTGAAATGAGCAGTGACGACGTATGAGACTAGAAGAGATGGAGCGCGTGCTAGAGCGCTTAAACATTGATGTAATTAACGTGCGAGGTAATGAGATTCTTGCACTATGCCCAGGTCACAAAGAGATTACTGGCAAAGAGGACCGTAACCCATCATGGTGGATTAACGCCGAGACTGGTGCTCACATTTGTTTTTCTTGCGGGTTTAAAGGCAGCCTATGGTCGCTTATTGCAACTGCCCAAAACCTCAAAGACGCTAATGGTTTTCTAGACTACGCAGATGCTAAAGACTGGCTGTACCTGTCATTTGACAACATTCAGCTAGGCGTACCTGATGAAGAAATAGAGCAAGAATCCATATTTAAGGAAGTAACTCAGATTACTGAGTCACGTTTGGCTTTGTTTACTTACCCGCCAGAGCACGCACTTAAAGCCCGCGGGTTTACTTTGCAGGCCGCAGAGAAGCACCAGCTGTTGTGGGATACTGCACATTCTAATTGGATTTCAGTAATTCGTGACCCCTATTCAAATAAATTGCTGGGTTGGCAGGAGAAAGGTTTTTCTCGCCGTTATTTCCGTAATTACCCAACTGGAGTCGAAAAATCAACCACTTTGTTTGGATTAAACCGTTACAAGGGCGGACGCATGATAGTTGTAGAGTCTCCGCTTGACGTAGTAAGATTGGAGTCTATTGGAGTTACTGGTGGCGTGTCCACTTACGGCTCCATGATTTCTAACGCACAAATTGAGTTAATCAAAGATGCAGAAGAAATTGTGTTTGCTTTGGACAATGACGAGTCAGGTATCAACGCATCTAAAAAAATGCTAGAGCAAAACTTTGAAGCTTGGTTCTTTAGCTATGCCCACACAGACATGAAAGACATTGGAGCCATGAGCAGACTCGAAATCCTTACAGGATTGGATAACGCCAAGCACTCCGTACATGGACTAGGGGCTATCGAATGAGCTTTGTAGGTAAACTGCTTCCTTATCAGCCAGAGGCTGTAGAGAAAATGTGCAACCGTGGCAAGATGCTGGTTGCTTATGACCTTGGCCTTGGTAAAACTGTTCTTACTATTGCTGCGATTGAGCAACTTATGGATGAGCGCAAAGTTACTGAGCCAGGTTTAGTTATTTGCTTGTCTAGCCTTAAATACCAGTGGGCAGAGTCTATTAAGAAGTTTACTAACGGCTCTAAACCGCTTGTCATTGATGGAACAGCAGAGCAACGTAAAAAGCAGTATGACCGAGCATTTAAGTGGCGCTCTACTGGTATTGACTACGTAATCATGAACTATGAGCAAGTCGTTAATGACTGGGATTACGTCAACAAATTACCTCGCGGCTTCATTGTTCTTGATGAGGCTACCGCTATTAAGTCGTTTAAATCAAAGCGTGCTAAGGCTACTAAGAAGTTGGCAACCTGCGAGTACAGGTTTGCTTTGACAGGAACACCCGTCGAGAACGGTAAGCCCGAAGAACTTTACAGCATTATGCAGTTTGTTGACGATAGCGTTCTTGGACGCTTTGACAAGTTTGATGCTACGTTTATTGTGCGTAACGCATGGGGTGGCGTAGACCGCTACCGCAACCTGCCTACTTTGCACGAAAAGATGAAAGAGGCATCTGTGCGTAAAGCACAGAAAGACCCAGACGTTGCACCTTTCTTGCCCTCTACAATCCACAAAGACCCAATCCTTGTATCGCTAGACCGTAAGACCGCGCAGTTGTATAAGCGCATTGTTGATGACCTTATGCTAGACCTTGACAACGCTCAAGAGATGTTTGGCGGGTCGTTTAACATCATGGCTCACTATGGCTATGAGAAGTCCTGGGGAGGTCGTGGAGACGAGTTGCAGGGTCAAGTTATGTCTAAGGTAGGCGCACTTAAAATGCTCGCCTGCTCGCCTCAGTTGCTAAAGACTAGCGCCCAGAAGTTTAAAGCTGGAAACGGTGAAGGGTCTGCATACGCAGCCGAGCTAGATGACGAAGAACTACTTGACGGTTTGGCTAATACCAAACTAGATAAGTTTGTCGCCTACGTTAAAGACTTCCTAGAGCAAGACGAAAAGAACAAGTTAGTAGTGTTCTGCTCTTACGTGGACATGGTAGACCTTATCGCTGACCGCCTTGGTCAAGATATCTCAGTAACTTACACAGGTCAACTAGACGCTAAGACTAAGGAGAAACACAAGAATGCTCTCAATAATGACCCTAATGTTCGTGTATTCGTTAGCTCTGACGCTGGTGGTTACGGTGTCGACCTCCCAGCGGCAAACATGCTTATTAATTATGATTTGCCTTGGAGCAGTGGCCTTGCTACTCAACGTAATGGGCGAATTCGTCGTGCCTCTTCTGAATGGAAAACTATTGTAATCCAAGACTTCCTAATCTCAGGTTCTATCGAGGTTCGCCAGTTTGATGCCTTACAGCAGAAGAACGCTGTAGCTTCAGCCGTTATTGACGGTGAGGGCATTAATGATAAAGGCGGAGTAGACTTGACAATAGGCACACTTCGTGGTTTTCTATTAGATACGTCTGTATAGGAGACACGATGCCCACGTATGAATACAAATGCCCAAAGTGCCAAAAGGTTTTTGAGATTAACCACTCAATGACTGAACATCCAAAGCCAGCATGTTTGGATTGTGTAGTACCATTAAACCGAGTATTTAAATTAGCAGGCGTTACTTTTAAAGGTGGCGGCTGGGGAAGCAGTAGATAATGCCAGAACAAATGACGTTTGACGAGTGGCTGCAGTACGGTCTTGACCAGAAATGGTGCGGTCCTGCCGTTTGTGTAACTCATGACGGTCTTCCAATGACCGCAGATGAAGAGCAAGAGATGTATGAACTTGACCCTTGCATTCATGCGATTAGACTTTATGAGGATGAAGACACTAAGATTAAAGTTGAAGAAAATCATTCACCATCTATCTGGCGTGCAACTAACGCTGGTTACACTGTAGAATAGGAAATCATGGCAGTAAAGAAGGGCGGAGGCCCAAAGCCACCTGTTAAGGGAGGCAACTCAGACCGAAAAAACGGCAAGGCAAACAAGAAGCACCCAAAGGTATTTGACGCAGTAAAGCGTCGTCTTGTAACTAAATAGTTACTTTGACCATTAGCTCAACGGCAGAGCAGAGAGCTGTTAACTCTAAGGTTCCTGGTTCGAATCCAGGATGGTCAGCGGACCTTGACTAGCTGAGAAGCTAGCGACATCCAAAATATATTATTATGGCTAAAGAAAAACCCCCAGCATTAATTTGCTGGGGGTTTCTCGTTTAATGTTACTTTTTCTCCTGGTCGCTAAGCGCCTTTTGGACAGCCTGCGAGAAGGCACTGTTAACATCAAGGTCGGTCACTTTACCTGTAGTAGCAATCGCAACTCCGAGTACTGTAGCAACAATAGCCACGGTGCTCGCCCATGCGATTACACCACCCATAACCCAGTTACCGCCAGGGATAGCGGAGCCAACGCCCATACCGCCTGGAACTGTAACTAGACCGAGACCAACGCTACGCCAAATGATTTGCCAAATGAGAGTCAATGTGGTTTTCACTGGGGACATAGCTTTTCCTTTTTTAATTTCCTGCGATTGCCGCAGAAATTTAGATGGCTGAAGGCGCACCTGGGGTGACAGGGTGGCTTTCAGTGTGAGCGGGTACAACTGGAGCAGGTGCAACAGCTGTGTGTGCAGGTTCGCTGGGAGTTACTGCAGGAGCAGCAGGGGCTGGAGCAGCGTTAGCAGCAGCTAGTGTGTGCAATGGCTGAACATCTGCAGGAGCAGATGCAACAGCAGGAGCACCAGTAGCCGAGTGAACCTCACGCTGACCTGGGTGAACGTCTGGAACAACCGAAGCTGGAACACCAAACTCGACTAGACGAGCAAAACCAGCAACCCACTTAAGCGAAACAGTGTTAACTGTAACGATACCTGGGATTACAGGTCCAGTATCAGCCGAAACATAGGTGACGGTGTTCTTGTGGGTGTCGACCGACATAACCATACCGATGTGGTCTGTGTTGTTGTTCTTGCCAATCCATGCACCAGTTTCCCAGTCAAACAAGACTGCGTCTCCTGGCTTTGCCTTCTTGATGTCAAGGTTCCAAACGCCATTAGCCTGTGCAAGGTGCTTTACAGCTGTGCACGAAACCTGAATTGGGCGTAGACCCGAAATGTAAGAAAAGCCAAGAGCACAGTCATAGAAGCCATGAACGCGGTTAGGGAAGCCGTGAGTTGTACCATTTAGCCAAGGCAGCTCTTCACGCTTCTTGCCCATGAAGGACATGAAGTGGTGAATAATTGCCTGAGCTTCGTGCGAGTTCTGCTGAATAGCCATTTTTACTCTGCGTCTTCCTCGTCGTCAGAGAAATCAATGTCTTCATTGCCAGCAAACAGCTCCTCTAGGAAGTCAATTTCCTCAGACAGAAGTTCTTCAACCTCTTCAAGCTCTGCTTCAACAGTCTCGATTTCTGGGGTAACTTCAACGGCAGGGGCAACTGGCTCGTCAACTACTGGGACCTCTGGAGTACCAGTCTCAACAGGAACCTCTGGGGTGCCAGTCTCGACAGGTGCCTCAACTACAGGCTCAGCAACAGGTTCAGCAACTGGCTCAGCAACTGGCTCAACGACTGGTGCCTCTTCGACAACTGGAGCAGCCTCAACTGGGGCTTCTGCAGGGGTCTCTTCGACTACTGGGGCTTCAACAGGGGCTTCAGCAGGGGTCTCTACTACTGGGGCAGCATCAGCAACAGGTGCCTCAACTGGAGCAGCATCTACTGCTGGTGTTTCTACAGGAGCATCAACAACAGGGGCGTCAACAGGGGCAGCCTCAACTGGTGCCTCAACTGTTTCGTCTACTGTGGCGTCAACTACTGGCGCAACCTCTGGGGTTACGTCTGGAGTGATGTCATCGGACATGGTGTACCTTTCGCGAAAAGGGGGAGGGTGTACACTTCTATTGTCCGCTATTTAATTACTTTTTTCAGTAGTAACTAGAACGTTGTGTTTGTGGGGGTTATTGAAGCAGTGTTATAGGTTCCATTAGTTATATTTCGAGTACCACCAGCTGTATTAAATGTTTGAGATGTAGCGGCTCCCGTACTTTTTGTAACTCCAGCAGATACTGTTGATACAGCATTTGCCGTGTAGTTAAATGTTACGCCACTAACAACAATTCCAGAAGAAGGAACAGCACCACTTGTAGGAATTTTAATAATAAGTGGGTCTCTAGTAGTAAATTGATATGCGGCTAAAATGTAAACATAAGCAGTATTATTTCCAGAAATGGTAATGTTAGGTCTAGGAGTTCCATTAAGGTCGTTGTTTGATATAAAGTTTCCAGTAGCTGGAACAAAAGAGTTATTCCAATTTTGTGTAGCAGTGCTGCCATTATCTGTGTATTTAGCTACTAATAAACCAGTTCCAGTTTTTCCAGAAATGTAAACGCTAGTTACAGTAGAAACTGTTTCAGCATAAACTGATACGTTACTTGATGCTTCAGCAGAAGAAAAACCTGTAATTTTGTAGGACCAAACCACAGCACCATTATTATCTAGTTTGATAATTAAAAAATCACCAGTTGGACTTCTACCTGCAACATAAGTATTATTGCTTAATGTAAAAGATGTAGAAGAATATAAAGAAACAGATAAAAGTGAATCCCAAATTATTGTTGGAAAAGAGGCGTTACTTATTTTAATTACTTCAGTATTTTCAGTTGCAAATGTTCCTTGAACAATAATTGGATTATAAGAAGAATCATAAGTAACAGAACAAAAAGTTTTGTCAACACTCGTGGGGCCAAAACTATAAGTATTAACAAAATTTCCTGATGAGTCTGTTTTTCCTACAATTGTCCTATAAAAAGAACCTGTACCATCATCACCAATAATCCACATAACATTGTCAGGAGTTTGTAGCATACCCATTACGTCAGTATAAACATTTGCATTCCAGGCCCAGTTACCAGCACTTGGAGTAATAGTGGTTACGTCGGTTGCTGAAAATGATTGAGTTCTATGATTAATAGCACTATCAGAAACAAAAGCTATTAAATTTCCATCACTTCTTTTTTGAAGTACTTGCCTAGTCTCAGCACTTCCAGCACCACTTCTAGCTACTACTGTAGGTGTACTAGTGTCAATTCCAGCAAGTTTAACAATATAAGAAGAACTACCTGTAATAGTAGTTTGACTCCCATACACATAAGCAGATGTACCAATTACTGTTAATTGACCTAAAACAGGAACAGCTGTACCAGTAATTTGTGCAACAAATCCGCCAATAGTTGCTCCACCACCGCCACCACCTGCTGGGATATAAATTCGCCCAATGTTAATTG